CAAATATAGTAGACGTAAAGACCGAAAAGCATCGACATTAGATTGGGGTGCAATATTTGATACCTTACATCTAATTAAACAGGAATTACACGACAATTTCCCTTATAAGGTATTAGAGGTAGAAAATGTAGAAGCGGACGATATAATCGCTTCTGTGGTGTCCTACGTTGCAGAATCACCCTCTCACTATGAAAAGGTATTGATTTTATCTGGTGACAAGGATTTCATTCAACTACAAAAACACAATTTCGTTACACAGTATAGTCCTGTGCTTAAAAAGTTTATCAATGGTATAGACCCAGAGGTTTATATTAAAGAACACATCCTAAAGGGTGACCGTAGTGATGGTGTTCCAAACTTTCTATCTTCAGACAATTGCTTTGTTGATGGGTTACGACAGCGTCCTATCTCAAAAAAGAAAATAGCAACATGGATTGATTTAGAACCAGAAGACTATTGTAATGAAGAAATGTTGAGAAACTATCAACGAAACAAGAAACTAATTGATTTGACACAAGCACCAGATTGGGTATCCAAAACGTGTGTAGAAGCATATCTAAATAGTACAGTAAATGATAGAAGTGGTTTGTTAAATTACTTCATTAAATATCGACTAAAAAACCATATGGAAAATATCGGAGACTTTTAAAATGGCAGTGAATACATATACGCCTCTCATTCATGAGGTATTGAAGAAAGTTCATAATGCAAAAACTAAGGATAAGAAGGTAGAAATTCTTAGAGAGAATAATAGTGAAGCATTAAGAATGGTTATTAAGGGTTCTTTTGACCCTAACATTGAATGGATTGTACCAGAAGGTGACGTTCCTTATAATAAGAACGAAGCCCCAGACGGAACTGAACACACTATACTCTTCCAAGAGTCTAAGAAGTTGTTCCGTTTTATTAAAGGTGCAGACACAAAAACACCACAATGGAAGAAGGAACAAATGTTCGTTCAGATGTTGGAAGGTCTTTCTCATGGAGAGGCTGAAGTGGTGGTTGCCGCTAAGGATAAGAAATTACATCAAGTCTATAAAGGACTTTCAGCGGCAGTTGTAAAAGAAGCATTTTATTGGAATGATGAATTTTATAATCCAAGTAAGTAAAACTTCTTGACAATTGGGTACTATGATGGTACTATGATTAAAGACTTGGTAATGAAGTTGTAATGATGAGAACGGAACACTACTCCTCTCTCTCTCTCACTTGAAGTGTTCTGATTCGACAGGTGATTCGCTAAAGTCTTAGGGGGGATGAAAATCCCCCCTTTTTTATTGATTTAACTCCTTGATTTATAAGGGAAAAATTTACTCCTTGACAATGTTCTCATAACAGAGTATACTATACTAGTAATGATGAGAAAGAAGGTTTATATGAATTACGTCACTTCAAATGGAGGCAACAAAGGTCAGAGAAAACTCTGTGAAGATGTTGCTAACTTTATGATTGGTAAATTGATGCCCAGAATGAGAACTTTGGATATCGAAATTAATCTAGTGAAACTTACAGGTGATGTTGTTGGTTGGTGTCAAATGAATGATACAAATCGTGAGTTCACTCTTGAGATTTCTAAAGATATGACAATCAAAGAATTGGTTACTACAATTTGTCATGAGATGATTCATGTCAAACAGTATGCCAGAAAAGAAATGACTGATGATTTAGTTGAAAATGGTCAGGCAGTTTGGAGAGGTCGTAAGGTTAATCCAAACACAAAATATTACGACTTACCTTGGGAGAGGGAAGCGTATCGTCTACAAGACAAATTTGCAAACTTAGTATGGAATGAGGAGATTATATAATGACACAGTTAGCAGTTATACACACAGCGTTTGAGGACAAACCATCCACAGTCGCATTCGTAAATGTACCAGAAGATATGACATTGAGTCAGAAACTTGAATATGCATATCGTTGGACACAAAACATTTTTGACAGTTGGTCACTAAAGATGCCTGAAGATGGTAACGATGATGTTACTGTTATGGGTGATATCTCTAGTGGATATGGATTGCGTTCTACTTCAGTCGGTGACCAGATTTTAGTTGGTACTGAAAAGTATGTAGTCGCTGGAATGGGTTTTGAAACTTTAGATGGAGTACAGGTATAATGTTGAAACAAAAAGAAAACAAGGAATTGACAATAGACCTTGATGGCCCAAATGGTAATGCGTTTTACCTTTTAGGTACTGCACAACAACTCGCAAAACAATGTGGGTTAGATGATGTTACGATAACAAATGAAATGCAGTCTGGTGACTATATGAATCTAGTAAAGACAATGGACAAGTATTTTCCTTTTGTTATTTTTGAAACAGATAACCCAGAATACATGGAGGCGTTTAGTGCTTAAAGAATTAATATTAGGAACTTTTTTGTCATTTACCCCAGATGCAAATGCAGAAATGCCATTAGAACCAATACCAATGAAACACTTCATGAGAGAAGAAGCATTCTGTCTTGCAGAAAACGTATATCATGAAGCTAGAAATCAACCCCAAGCAGGACAAATGGCAGTTATGTCTGTAACTATAAATCGTGTTAATGATAGTCGATATCCAAATACGATATGTGAAGTTACAAAACAAGGCCCATCTCGCCCTAGTTGGAAAGATGAGACTGTTATGATTCCTATTAGACATAAATGTCAGTTCAGTTGGTATTGTGATGGCAAGTCTGACAGAATTTATGATATGGAAACTTTTGATAATATCTTAATGTTATCAGAAGCAATTGTATTGGGTCAAATTCAAGTATTAGATATTACAGAAGGTGCAACACACTATCACGCAGACTATGTTGAACCATCATGGGCAAAGACCAAGACCAAGACGATAGAAATTGAAGACCATATTTTTTATCGTTGGGAAAAACCCAAACCATGAAATCCTTGACATTTATAATAATTGTTAGTATAATGTTATCTGGTTGTATGAATACGGTTGAACTAGGTTCGACATTGTATAAGAAATATTGGTTGGAGACTATTGGATGAATATATTCTATCTTAACAGTGACCCAAAGATTTGTGCTCAAATGCACAATGACAGTCATTGTAGTAAAATGATTATTGAGTATGCTCAATTGATGTCCACTGCACACCGTTATCTTGACGGTGAGTTTTATTATGGTAAGACTGCGAATGGACGTAAGATACAACGGTGGAGACTAAATAGTAACCTTGAACACATTTTGTACAAAGCATCTCATGTCAAACATCCTAGTGGTATTTGGGTACAACATTCAATACAAAATTATATGTGGTTGTATGAGATGTGGACTGAACTAAACAATGAGTTTATGTATCGTTACAACAAAGATGTACCACATGAAAGTTATCGTAAATTGAACGATGCATTAAAAGAACCACCAATGAATATGCAAGAACTAGGATTCTGCGAACCATATCAAGCGATGTTTGATGATGTAAAGAATTCAAAAAGTTCAATTCGTGCATATCACGACTACTATATAAAGTATAAACAACATTTGGCGAAGTGGACGAAAAGAGGAATGCCTTACTGGTATGAACAAGCAGCATGAATAATTTAGTTGATAAAGAACCAGAGCGTTATTATGATTGGATGTTATGGAAACTTAGACAGGAGAAGGATATGGAAGACCCTGTTGATGATGTAACAACACACAATAATCTTAGGGGGTGGACTGATAGTAATAAATCCACTATGACTAGAGAAGAAATGTATCAACGAGAAATGGCAGAAATGCAAAAACAAGTTCACATACTACAAATGAAAATAGTGAAATTACAGGAAAAATTGAATGCCTTATTATAATTTTAAAAACAAAAAAACAGGTGAAGAGTTTGAAGAATTTTTTACTATGTCTGGTCGTGAGGAATATCTAAAAGATAATCCACATATTCAACAGACTCCATCAATGTTTTCAATGTCTGCTGGTGGTACAGGTGACCGAATTAAGAATGATGATGGATGGAAAGAGAATCTACAACGTATTGCAGAAGCACATCCAGGCTCATCTATGTCAGATAGATATGCTAAAAAGTCAACTAAAGAAATTAAGACTAGAGATGTGTTGAAGAAACACAAAGTGATATAA